GGCGGCAGCGTCGATGCCATCGCCAAGGGTCTGCCCGAAGCACCAAAGACATGGGCTGTTGTCGAGATCAAGACCCACAACGCTAAGTCATGGGCAGAGGTTAAGGCCAAAGGCGTTGCCGACAGCAAGCCCAAGCACTACGCGCAGATGCAGATTTACATGCGCCTTTTGAAGCTAGAACGCGCCCTGTATTTCGCGGTGAATAAAGACACAGACCACGTTTACACAGAGTGGGTCCACCACGACGAGAGCGCGTCTAACGTGCTGCTTGGTCGTGCCGCGAGCATCATCAGCGCATGTCAGCCGCCGGCAAAGCTAAGTGAAGACCCGGCATACTTTGGATGCAAGTTTTGTGACTTTAACGCCCACTGCCATCAGAAGAAGGTGGCGACGGTCAACTGCCGCACTTGCAGCCACAGCACACCAGGCGCAGACGGCACTTGGCATTGCAATGTCAGCATCGAGAGCAGGAAGCTGACAAAGGGCCAGCAAGAACGCGCTTGTGAGCAGCATCTATTCATCCCGCCCCTGGTGCCTACCGGCGCTGCCGTGGATGCCGGCGAGGGCTGGGTCGAATACGAGATGCCTGGTGGCAAGACCTTTAGGAACGGTCAGGCTTACCTGACCAGCCGCGAGCTAGAGATAGCACCGCAGGATGTTATTGAGTCGCCGCAGATCGCAGAGATCAAGGCCGCGTTCCCCGGCGCTAGGATTGAGAAGGTTACGCCACGCAAGCGCAAGAACGCGAAAGACTTGAGTGCGATGGTCTACGCGCCGTTGGAGCCTTACGACCCTTCAAAGCGTATTCCAGGCGACCCGTTCGACGATGATATTCCGTTTTAGTGGAGGGTGAGATGGAGTTCCCAGAACGCTGTACTTGTGAAATGTGTTTAGAGGTACAAACTTTTCATGACAGAAATGGTCGTGAAACATACGCGCTATGCTGTCTGTGTTGCGGCAACAGGCGTGGACCTTCAATAAAAGCAAGCGAGGCCACTAAAAATGGAAAACCTCCAGCTTGGACTACCTGGATAAAAGAAGAATACGATGCACAATACAAACAGAAGTTACTTGATTGGCAGTTATATAATCGAAATTGTGATGAAGAAAAGTCTGTTGAAAAAAAGCAGCGTTATAAAGAATATTTGCAAACAAGTGCTTGGACTAGGAAAAGATCACAGGTTATGCAGCGGGAAAATTATCTGTGCGAAGGTTGTCGTGATTTCAGAGCAACCGTTGTGCATCACATGACTTACGATCATATAGGCCAAGAACTTTTATATGAACTACGCGCTCTTTGTGCAAACTGCCATGAGAAGGCACACGGCCCTAAGACAACCCTATAAGGAGAACCCTAACATGGGCGGGCGTATGAGCCGCAACAAGGGCGCCGGCGCGGAGCGAGAGTTTGCCGCATTGGTATCCGAGGCGCTGGGTGTTGAGGTCAAACGCAAGCTGGGCCAAGCCCGCGAGGGCGGCGACGATCTGCAACTAGGCAAATACCGCTTTGAGATTAAGCGCCGGGAGACCCTGGCAATCATGGCTTGGGTCAGGCAAATCGAGGCTTGCGTCGAGGAATGGGAGGTGCCGGTGGTCGCCTTTCGCCAAAGCCAGCAGGAATGGCGCTGTGTCATAAAGCTAACTGACCTGCTGGCACTGCTGAAGGGCTAAGGTGCCTTTAAAACAGCCCGAATCGCAGCCTTATCCGCGTTGCACAGATCAAGCGCCTCGCGGAACTGGTCGGCTATCAGGATGAGGGTACGCTGGGTCCACTCGCCCCCTGGCTTAAACGGTCCAGAGCAAGGCAATAAAAGGGCGCTAGGGACGCTTGGCGCTGGGAGCGGCGCCAGGCGCTCGATCACCGGGGGCTGCGTCTGGCAACCCGTCAATCCAGGCCCTGCCAGCGTCAGAAAGAGGAGGCTCGCCCACCGCTGGGGAGGCCACAATAGCCAGTTGCCGCTTTCTGGCAGTTGACCTAATGCCAGCCTGGGCAAGAGCCGATTGTTCCAATATCCCCTTAATTCGCTCATTTTCAGCCTCTGCCTGTTTAGCCAGCGCGGCGTTGGCGTTGGCAGTTGTGGTCGCGGCGTCTAGCTGTACGCGCAGCTCCCCAATTAGCTGAAGCCGGGAGCTAACCCAGCCGACGGCTAGGGCTATGCCGGCGGCAACGCCCAGGATCGCGACCAGACGCCAGGGAATGAAGCTGCTGATGAGGCCAATCACGACCTGCCTTCGCGGCGGTCACTGATCCTGGCCCACGCGCCCCAGGCCAGGTAGCCCACGGCGGCAACGGCAAACAGCCACCAGAAGTCTTTGAGGTACGGCAAGAACTGAATCATTGAGCCAACCGTCTCTTTGTCAATCACGCTGACGCTGGCAACTGTGGCTGTTGTCATCACCCCAGCGCCGATCTGGCTTTGCATGGTGCGGGACTGGGCCAGGGGCTTTTCGCCCTCTGCCGTGGCCGGCGGGGAATACTCGTCTGCCCTGACTTCGCTCTCAAGGTAGAGCGCGCTCTCTTTGGCCCTGCGCGACTGAAGCCCTCGAGAGACTTTGCCGCCAGCCTTGTTCCAGAGCATGAACGCCTGTGCCGCTTCCGCGTACCGCTTCAGATTGTGTAAACGCGCTACGCTCGACTTGGCGAAGGCCGCAGGACCAATGTTGTACGCCAGCGAGACACAGGCATCGAACTGGCACTGCTCTGTCTCTGGGCAGGTCTTTTCTACCGCAGCCTCAAATCGTGAGACATCAAGACGCAGAAGCGTGTCTGCCTCAGACTGCGTTATGACTTGGTTGGCAAATACATTTGGTCCCGTATGCCCATAGCCTATGGTCATAACGCCGCCAGAGCAGACGTAGCTTGTGAGTGAACAGCCCTCGCAGCTTTTGATTAATCCGATTGCTGCCGCAGAGGCTTTCATCAGCTTTTCAGCACCAAGCCCAGCAGCAGCACAATAATAAATCCGGTTGTACAGACCATGATATTTTCAAGCCGTTTTAGCCGTGCGTTAATCATCTCGTAGCGCACTACGCAAATATCTATGTGCGCGTCAATTTTGACTTCGGCGCTCATGTCGGCACCTCCAACCAGCTAAGGCTGGGTTCGTCCCAAGCGTACCGTTTTCCGTCAGTTGGCATTGGCACCGGAGCTTGCCAGTCGGTGTTCGCGTCTAGCGCCCAAGACGGGTACGGCTGAGGGGTAATAAACGCATCCCGGCCAGCGTCGTAAGTATAGCCGATACCAGCATATCGCTTGCGAATATTACCATTATAACTGGTCTGCTTCCAGGTGCCGCCAAGAAGGCGTTCGCAAAAAGCTGCGCCGATCTCTTCTTTTTCAACACCGCTTGCGTCAGCGGTGTCTGCGTTTGCAACAACGATTATTTGTAAAACTACGTTGTTGGCATCTAGTTCGACAAAGTGAGCCATGACAATCCTTACTGGAATTGATAGCGAATGATCACGACACCGCTACCGCCCGTTCCACCCGCGATATTTGAGCCTCCAGCGTATCCACCACCGCCGCCTCCACCGCCTGTGTTTGCTGTGCCATCCGTGCCGGCTGTGCCATTTTGCCCATCGCCGCCGCCGCCAGCGCCTCCCAAACCGCGTGATGATCCTGAATAATTATCACCCCCGCCGCCACCACCACCGCCACGAGTCACTGAAGAACCAGAAATGCTGCTTGCCGTACCGGCCCCACCAGCGCCAGATTGACTACTTACTCTAGCGCCGCCAGCAGCAGAAGCACCGCCACCGCCGCCGCTTGCGTAAGGACTTCCTTGTGTAGCATCGCCACCAGCATTGCCTTGACCAGAAACGCCGGTGCCTCCAGAAGCGGTTCCAACACTAACGCTTCTTGCGCCACCGCCTGAGCCACCGTTACTTCCGTTGTCGTTTGATTTGCCAGCACCACCTCCCGTTGAGGTGTTACCGTTAAAGGAGCTGTTGCTGCCGTTTGTTGAAGCGCCGATGCTGTTAGAGCCGCCGCCGCCAACAACAACGCCAAAAGTACCAGGCGCGATAACAACACTGCTGAATGTTCTATAACCGCCCGCACCACCACCACCGCCGCCAGACCAGCCAGCGCCGCCGCCGCCAGCAATTTGTAAAACCTCGCTGATAGTTCCACCGGCGCTGACAACAAAGTCTGCACTTGAGTTAAATGTGTGGACCTTAAAATTACCGTCAGTCGTGACTGTGCCGCCGGTGGCGGATATGAAAGACCCACCAAAACTCCGCATGTTTTGATAAACAGCCTGAAGTGCGCCGGCCATATTAAGTAAGCCCCGACCCAGAAATTAGCCACGTTGTCGATGTCATCTTGATTGCTGTGGCTGATCCATACTGAGCAAGGCTGCGTGAGCCGGTCGTGCCAGCCGAGGACAGGTACATGGTGTCTGTTGTGATCGCAATCGTCACAACCTGTGACGTCATGTTGATAAACGTGAGGGCTGTGCCGATCGGGTACGCCACAGAACTGTTCGCGGGGATCGTGTACGTCCTCGCGTTGGCGTCTCCTGAAGGATGGAAGATGTGTTTTCCAGCGTCAGCAAGAACAAGCGTGTATGCCGCGCTCTGGCTGTTCTGCGGGATGTTCTTGAAGCCAACCTCGTTTGTCCCGTCCACTGTACAAGACGACAATATGCCTGACGCAGGAGTTCCAAGTGCAGGTGTAGTCAGCGTAGGAGACGTCAGCGTCTTATTTGTCAGCGTCTCGCTGCCGGCGAGCGTTGCCAGCGTGCCGGTTGTCGGTAACGTCACGCCGGTCGTAGCAGTTACCGTAAGCGTTGTCGCAAAAGCGCCGCTGATCGTCAGCGTAGACGCCGCGTTGTTAGCAACGCCAGTGCCGCCGTTTGCAGGAGCAAGTGTGCCAGCAAGCGTGATCGTGCCGCTGCCGGTGATAGGCCCGCCGCTTGTGGTAAGGCCAGTAGTCCCGCCAGATACTGCAACACTGGTGACGGTTCCACTTGTAGCTGGAGAGGCCCAGCTTGGCGCTCCGCCGGTCGTTGCAGTCAGCACTTGACCTGTCGTGCCGTTGGCTGTTGCAACGGGAGCCGCGCCAGCGCCGCCGCCGTAGACAACACCGTACTGAGTTAGTGCAGCTGACGTTGCCCAAGTTGATGCGCTGCTAAAATAAGGGATGCCGCCGCTAGTACCAGCGACAGTAAGCGCCAGGGTGCCAGAGCTGGTGACCGGCGAGCCAGCGACCGAAATCAAGCCGCCCGTGAAGCTCTGCGCAACGCTCGTAACCGAGCCTGATCCAGACGATCCCCACGCCGGCACTCCAGCTGTGACAGTCAACACTTGAGACGATGTGCCGATCGGCAGTTTTGAAAGCGTGTTTGCGCCGCTGGCATAGAGCAAGTCGCCGGTGCTGTAAGTCGTCTGTGCCGTCCCGCCATTAGCCGCCGGCAGCGCAGTCCCAGAGTAAGTGAGCGCCAAAGTGCCGGTTGTCGTGACGGGGCTACCGGAGACCGTAAACACGGCAGGCGCGGTCAGGCCAACGCTGGTAACGCCCGCGATACTGTCCACATAGGCCTTGGTCGCTGCGTCGGTGCCTGTGATTGGCGTGGCAAGGTTGGCAATAATGCCGTTCGTCATGTCGAGGCCGGCATTTACCGTCACGTTGTTGAACGTCGATGTGCCGCTCGATGCCGTCACGTTGCCGGTAAGGTTGCCAGTAACGTTGCCGGTCACGTTGCCCGTCAGACCTGACGATGATGCCAAAGTCGTGAAAGATCCGGCGCCGGGGGTCGTGCCGCCGATCGTCACACCATTTAAGTTGCCGCCCGTGATTGTCACGGAGCTTGAGGTTATGTTGCCGGTAAGCCCACTCGTTGCGGTAATCGCACCAGCGCAGACAAATGTTCCTGCAACAGTCGTGTTTCCAGACGCCGCCGCGACAGTGAATTTGTTGGTGGCAACGCTGAAATTCCCGACGACATTAAGAGCGCCCTCAAAGCTGACAGTACCCTGTACTGTAAGATCGATGCCGCTCGGAATAAGCAAACCGTTTTCTGTAAACTGTAAGATGGGCGTTCCCAGTACAGTCGCCCAATACTCGCCCGAGCCAGCCCAATAAAAACCGCTGTTTGTCTCGCTAACCCAACCAATGCCGGGGGTGTTTTCGTCACCGTCTACAAAGCGCAGCGGTGCGTTCATGCCGCCGTCGCCCTCGCGGCTAAGGCTGTTCGTAATCTCGTTGCCGATGTCCTCCATCGTGGCATTACCCCAGTCCGCGGTAATGTTCGTGTTGGCGACAACCGGATTGCCGGCTGGCAGCGTGTACGTTCCTGCTCCGTTACGAGGCATGGTGAGTTCCTATTCGCTAAAAGAAGCGCCGATGTCGCCCGCATATGGCGATAAGCGCCGTAATGCGTCTTGCATGGCTTTTTGTTTGCCGTATCCGCCTAGCAAAGCCCTTTGAACTGGCCTTGAGTAACCAAGCTGCGTAGCTGCTCTACTGGCAGCTAAAGTAGCAGCAGCTTGTGGCAATATAGCTAAACCACCGGCTGCGCCCCCACCAAGCCCTAGCATTGCTGCTGATCTTAACGCTGTGCCGCTGTCGCCTAAAACATTTCCAGTAACTTCACTTGCATCGTTTGCAAGTCTAGCCATTTCGTTTGGGTTGTATCGACTACCCCTATCAAATCTTGAACGATCAAGCTGAGCAACTGCTCTTTGCAACTCATTACCGCTTGGCAAGCCTCCGCGACCACGCGCACCAGAATAACTTGCAGCCTGTTCTAGTGGAAGCATTTGTCTCCAAGCCGCGTTTGCAGCGCCGATTTGTCCAGTCAATTCGGGTGGAACTTTACTTTGCAAATCAGTTCGCCACCAATTCTGCAAATCAGTAAAAGCATTAGCAAGTGGCCTATTTTGGTTATTTCCACCCGCTCTAAAACTTGCCGCAATCTTTCCTAATTCTGAGTCAACAAATTTCCATTGCTGACCGTGAATCATTCCACCCTGTATGTTTGGAGTGATTATTTCATCAATAAAATTAGTTAAAAGACGTGGCTCTACAGCATTACCAGCAGCAGACCTTGTTGCTAATGCTGTGAGTGCTGCTGGCGCATTTGACATATTAACATTGCCAACCTGATTAAGAGCATCAGTATAAATTGCGCTGGCATTTGAATTAACTACATTAAGTAATTCATTCCCAGTTGCATTATTGGGCAATTCTTCTAAGCCAGCAACAACACGATTAGGCATATTGCGGTATGGTGCAATGTTTCTATCTGAAATATCAGCACCAGATCGCAAAATCTCTTCTGCTGTGCGTGTTCTTGCTCTGTTAATAGGAGAGCCAACAATGGGGATTCCAGCAATGGCCTGTTCGGTCCTATTGGCTAATCCACCAACAGACTGACCAACAGTAGGCTGGATGCCACGATCCATAAGCCGTCTAGCTGCATCAGACGGAGTGAAAACCCCACCAAGCGCCCTACCTAAGCCGCGAAGCGCAAGCTGACCACCAGCACTACCAAGCCCCCCTGCTAATGCTGCATCACTACGATCATCAGTGGAATATGCAGCGGAAAGACCAGCATCAAGCGCGGCGTTACCAGCAAGGGGAGCAAGTAAGGGGGCGCGTTGAGCCAATCTCATCGCGGCGGGGAGCATACGAGCGCCCTTCAAAGCAAGACCGCCAGGTACGGCAAATGACGCTACATCTGTAGCAAGCCCGCCGACAAAACCAGCCGTATCCTCGTCCAAGAACCGTTTGTTTACATCAACCGTCTGTTGCTGCTCTGGCGTCAGGTCAGAAACAATGCCCTTCAGCCCGTAGCCAAGGTTCTGCAAAGAAGCGCCGGCACCGCGAGCGCCGCGCTTTAGTGCGCTGCCTTGGCGCATTGAGGCGACTTCAGTGTCTACAGCCTTTTGTTTTTCTTGTTCGTCGTTCTGGTGAGTTTGGTTTGCCCATGCCCAGGCAGTGCGCTCATCAGGCGCATCTACTTCGTAAGTTTGTTTGCCAATATCTACATCATATGTAGGCATTTTAATTTTGCCTTGTCTTAAGGCGCACTTTGGTAGGGTCGTATTCTTCAATACCGCTGCTAGGCGTCATTGGCGTAGACTGATTATTTGATGAACTCTGATTAGAACTATTTCTCGTATAGTTC